CCATGATCAAGATCGTGGTGTTAAATACGCTCAAGATCTATCCATTAAATATGGATGTTCTTTTGGGTTTGATTTATCTGCGGCTACGGATAGATTACCTATCTCTTCTCAAGTTTCCGTTCTGAATTCCGTTTTCGGGAATCATATCGGTACACTTTGAGGGAGAATACTTACTGATCGTGATTATTATATTCACGAGAATGAGTATGGTATTCCTACCGGGCCAATACGCTACGAAGTGGGACAACCAATGGGAGCTCTTTCCTCCTGAGCAATGCTTAATTTAGTTCATCATATGATGATACAATTTATAGCAGTTCATTTGGGAAAAGTTTCCAGAGGTGAATGATACCTGGACTATATAGTTCTAGGGGATGATCTCGCTCTTTTTGATAAAGAAGTGGCTGATCGATACCTTTCGTTGTGTAAACAACTTGGGGTAGGGATTAACCTTTCAAAGTCAATAGTCGCTGAGAGACGTCCCGTTCTAGAATTTGCCAAACGTACTTCGATTAATGGAGTGGATGTTTCTGCTCTTCCGTTTAAGGAAATTATTAGTTCTAATAATTTCTTTGGAAGATTAGCAATAACCACAAGATTAATTCGAAATAAGTGAGGTAAAGATATGTTTAAGCTTCTAACCATTGGGAATAGACGTAGGGTAAACCGCCCTATCGATTCTATCTATCCAATGATTGGATTCTTAACACAACTATATCAGAACAGAGTTATTCCTATAGAGTCAGTTTTAGCACTTATTACTCAAAGAGATAAGCCTTTAAGTTTCTTCGGTCGAAATATCAACTGAATGAAACCGGGGCCTATTTCTAGAGTAGTAAGAGGATACTTTTCTACTGGGACAGTAAATAAAAATTTACTACCTCAGAAAGATAGATTCTTTGCAGTGACTAACTCAATTATATTTAAAAATATCCTTCTCCATCGTATTAACAATATTGTTAAGAAGATAGATGGGTTAAATTTAATTTATAATAGGATGGAAATCGTTAAGACCCTTAGTGGACTTGAAGACTTGAGCGAAAAGGAATATATGTATATAAGTCCTTTGGCTGATATCTTTTTTGTCGAAAAAGGTAAGTCTATTCCGAGCCTTAGACTTTTAAATCAAGGTTTGGATATCGATCTATCCTTAGGAAAGGGTTACACATTCAAG